TGCGTTTGCGTCGTGACCGTATCATCGCTGAAGCAGCGAAACTTGCGAGACAATATCCGTTGACTATTAGGGCGTAGCGGTGGCAACGCTTATAGATTTTACTACCGCATACCGTGGTGGGCCTTCATTCTTTACAGGTACAGGTTCCACACAGGTAGTTCCATACATTTACCCTGTCGCTATTAACGGTAGACCGTACATGATTGATACGAAGTCAAATGATTTCGGTCGACAGTTTGATGCCCGTGTTCGTGACTCGGTTGACCAGTCTGCTGAACCTGGTGAGTCGGCTATTAACCCGCAGGGTTTGTGGCGTAGGTCGCAGTCGTCTTGGCATTATGGTGCAGGGCAAACTTATTCGGATACTGCTGACGCTGAGGCGTACCGTTTCCGTTCTAGCAAGGGTATTGATGTTTGGAACCGTGGCAAGTTGTCGTTGCTTCCTGACACCACACAGGCTTATGCTTCTGCACAGTCCAACTTGTATATGGCTACAGCAAGTAACAGAATCTACGGAACTGAAGGGCAAACAGTTCGTTACACAACCGACTGGTCAACCTTTACGACTGTGACCAGCACCAATGCGTCAAACCTTTACAGCATCACCTCTGATGGTTACAACGTGTTTTTCTCTTACGCTGACGGCGACATAGATCAAACCAACGCTGGAACCTCTGCTGCATCTAACTACATCACCGGCATTGAGGCTGGTGTGTTGGCTTATGTCCGTGGTCGTTTGATGGTTGCTGGTCAAGGGGTAGACAAACGCAAGATTTGGAACATCACCACTACCCCAGGTTCTTCAGCGAATAACCCGACAGCGTTGTACACCCATCCGAACGATGACTTTAATTGGGTTGGTTTTGCTGGTGGACAAAACCAAATCTATTGTGCAGGTTACGCAGGTAACAAATCGTTGATCTACAAGACTGGTATCAAAGCTGACGGTACAGCGTTAGATATTCCTACGGTTGCAGCCGAGTTGCCGATGGGCGAAATTGTGACTACAATCGATGCGTACCTCGGTTTCGTGGTTATTGGGTTAACGACAGGGTTGCGGTTCTGCTCGTCGGACAGCGACGGCAACCTTGTCGTTGGTCCATTGATTGAGACTGGTACATCTGTTAATGCTTTCGCTGCTATCGGGCAGTACGTGTACTTCGGTTGGACGAACTATGACACCACCTCCACAGGTATCGGTCGTTTGGACATTGGCACACAGGTCGCTACCAACCAGCCTGCATACGCCTCAGACCTGATGGTTACAGGGCAAGGTGCTGTTGCTGACATCCATGAGTTTGATAACAAGGTGGTGTTCACTGTTGCTGGTCTTGGTGCATACCGTCAACATCCAACCGACAAGGTTGCGTCAGGGTACTTGGATTCAGGTATCTACCGGTGGGGTGTACCGGACACAAAGTTTATTCCTAAGTGGGATTTGCGTACCGAACCGTTGCATGGGACTGTGGCTTTGTCGGTGGCATCGGATTCGGGTGATTTCCGTTCTGTTGGTTCGCAGACTGTGGAGGCTTCGTTGGAGTCCACGTTTGATGGGTTTGAGTCGAAGGTGTTTGAAGCTGAGGCTCGTCTGACTTTGAGCCGTTCTTCTACGGATTCTACGGTTGGTCCTGTTGTGACCCGCTGGTTGGGTCGGGCGTATGCTGCGCCGTTGCGTTCACAGATTTTCTCTGTACCACTACTTTTGCACCACAAGTTGAATATCCGTGGTTTTGAATACTTTATGGACGTGGATACCGAACTGAACTATCTACGTGACCTTGTGGAGAACCCGCGGGTTGTGACCTATCAGGAGAACGCCAGCACGTTTTCGGTGATCGTTGAGGATGTCCGTTGGCAACCTGTGGACTCTGCGAATAACCATAACGCTTGGGACTGGAACGGAACCTGCACCATCATTATGCGTAGTGTAAGATAGCCCCGTATGCCTGCTTTTACACGACGACAATACGCTGGTGCTGCTGCTGCGACAACGATCACGGCTGGTATCAACACAACTGACACGACTTGTTCTTTGGCTGCCACAACAGGTTGGCCGTCTACTGCTGGTGTTCCTTTTTATGTGGTGATTGATCCAGGTACTTCGGCTGAGGAGAAGTGCAGTGCAACTATTTCGGGTTCGACTCTTACTCTTACTAGGGGTCAGGATGATACGAGTGCAAGTAGTCATTCTTCGGGTGCGACGATTTATCCGGTGTTCACTGCGAATGATGCGGATGAGGCTAATGAGGTTGTTAGCAAGCTGACGACTAAGGGTGACTTGTTGGTTACTTCTGGTTCGGCTTTGAACCGTTTGGCTGTTGGCACGAACGATTTTGCGTTGTTGGCTGATTCTTCGGCTACGAACGGTGTGGCTTGGAAGCAGGTTCCTGCTGCTGGTTTGGCTTCGGATGCTGTGACTACGGCAAAGATTTTGGATGGCGCGATAACAATGGCAAAACTGGCGAGCGGGGTTGTTGAAGACGACCAGTTCGTTTTATCATCACAAATCTTCGGCTAACATAGGAGCATCATGGCAACGTTCAGCAAAACAATCCTCAGCGGTTCAACAGACGGGCGCGGAATTCTCGTTGATGATGACGCAACACCAGGAAAACTTATTCATACTGGTCCAACAAACACGGCGCACCTTCACGAAATTTGGCTATATGCACAAAACTACGACACCACAGATCGCAAACTCACTATTGAGTGGGGTGGCACAACTGCTGGTGGGGATGTTATTGAGTACACGGTCAAAGCGGAAAATGGTCTGTATCTAATTGTTCCAGGTCTGCTTATCAAGGGAAATGCTACCGCCTTGATTGTTCGTGCTTTTGCTGCTACTACCAGCTCAATTAACATTTTTGGGTACGTCAACGTAATTTCGTAAGGGGTACTAAGTGCCTTCCATTATTAGAAACACATCAGGTGGCAAAGCCATTAGTGGCGGTTCTCTTGCCCCACGTTCTCGACGTGGTAATAACACTGACCAAGTGAATAGTTACTGGTCTGGTGGCGGTGCTAACCCAGCAACCGCAGTTGAATATCTTGTTATTGCTGGCGGTGGTGGTTCTTTCAGTTCCGCTGGCGGTGCGGGCGGTTATCGCACAGCAACAGGTTTTGCAGTTACTCCAGGCGTGGCACTAACTGTCACGGTCGGTGCGGGTGGTGGAACTGAAACAGCCGGAAGCAATAGCGTTTTCAGTAGCGTCACAGCGGACGGTGGTGGTCGTGGTCGATTAGCAACTGCTGGCGGGGTCGTCGGTGGTAATGGCGGTTCTGGTGGCGGTGGAGCGCGTCTGGGTTCTGGTAGTGCTATGGCTGGTGGAACAGCAACAGCTGGACAGGGATCAAATGGAGGTACTGCAAATACAGCTGGCGCAGGTGTTTATGTCGGTGGTGGTGGTGGCGGTGCTGGTGGCGTTGGTGCAGACAGCTCAGGGAATACTTCTGGTGCTGGTGGTGCAGGAGCATCATCGTCAATTACAGGATCAGCGGTTACGCGAGCAGGCGGTGGTGGTGCAACGGCTAACGGTACTGGTGCTGCTGGTGGTTCTGGTGGTGGCGGTGCTGGTGAGAACGGTGCTACACCGGCAGGAAACGGAACAGCGAACACGGGTTCTGGTGGCGGTGGTATCTACGCTACAGGTGGCGTAGGTTTTGGTGGTTCGGGTGTAGTGATTATTGCTTATTCACAAGATTTTACAGTTGCAACAGCAACAACCGGTAGCCCAACTTATAGTGGTGTTTCTCGCGCAGGGTTTCACGTTTATACGTTCACAGGTTCAGGGAGTATAACTTTCTGATGGCACACTTTGCAAAAATAGAAAACGGAATAGTCACCAATGTGATTGTTGTTAATAACAATGAACTACTTGTTGACGGTATTGAATCTGAGCAAAAAGGAATTCAGTTCTGCCAGTCATTATTTGGTGGAACTTGGATACAAACTAGTTATACCAACCGTATTCGTAAACAACACGCAGGTATTGGCTGCACCTACGACGCTGTGAAAGACCAGTTCGTATCTCCACAACCATTCCCATCATGGACATTAGACAGCAACAATGATTGGCAAGCACCAACACCAAAACCAGAGGGGTCATTCATTTGGGATGAAGAAACTCTGGCATGGGTCGCAACACCCGTTATCTAATCATCATCCCCGCAGTACTGTTCGCGCTCTTTGCGAAACCTGCTAAAGCCGAAGAAGTTGGTGAATGGACATACAGCCAATCCTGCCCAACATCAGGTTCAATCGAAGTAATTGACAACACAATTATCTTGCATGGCCCCGATCAGGGTGGGTGTTCCGGTGCTGCTCATTGGGTGAAGATTGAGACTACAATCCCCGCAGATGTAGACACAATAGATTTCACTTGGGCATATCAGACGACTGATGGTTGGGTGTATGACCCGCCACAGTACGGCATCAACGGCGTATACACCTTGCTTACACAACAGAACAACGCGACAGGTTCGCTCTCTGTACCCGTCAACGAGGGTGACATCTTCACGTTTCGCCAGTATTCGACTGACACCTGCTGCCAACCTGGGTATCTAACAATCAGTAACCTGTCGTTATGGGCATCTATAACCACATCCACGACATCAACGACAACGACGACTACTACTTCTACTGTCCCCGTAACGACTGTCCCTGTCACCAACCCGACTACTACGACAGTTCAAGAAACAACTACCACTTCTACGACATTGACAACAACCACGTCGTCAACAACGACGACAACCTCAACGACTGTTCCTCAAACCACAACTTCTGTGGAGAACTCAACTAGTACTACCAGTACTTCCGTACCCCAAACAACATCAACAGTATCAACGACGACCACAACAGAACCACCGCCAGTTCCAACACCTGTTACACAGCCTGAAATATCTGAGCCAGAACCCGTTGATACTTCCGTTCCTGTAGAGCCTGAACCAGACGAGACAGACACCACAGAGATACCAGTAGAGGAAGCCACGCCAGAAACGACGCTTCCCGAAGAAACAACCACAACAACTGAACCAAGTCCTGAAACATACCCCGACACTACAGAAGAACCAGTCGTGGACACAACCCTGCCAGAAACCCCTGAGACACCCCTAGAAGCCCCTCTAAGCGACGAAGAAGTGGATACGCTAATAGCAGAGGCAGAAACCACAGAAGCCCTTGTAGAAGCCCTAGCCGAACTCAGCCCCGAACAGGTTGAACAGGTCATTGAATCCCTGCTTGCTGAGGAACCATCCGAAGAACAGGCAACCGCCCTCGCGTCCAGCCCTGAAGTCCTAGCCGTCATCAGCACCGAGCAGGCGCAACAAATCTTTGAGGCGTTAGACGTGGGCGCACTATCCGATACACAAACCGAAGAACTAATCGCAGCAATCGAATCCGCCTCCACCGAAATCCGTGAAGAATTTGAAGACACCATCGACATCTTCGGCGAAGGCTTAGACGACTACACCCCCACCGGCTCAAACATCCCAGTCGGAGAACGCCGAACCCTCATCGCAGTCACCGCAGGGATAACCCTCGCAGCAGCAGGTACTAGAATTAGACGCTAATGAGAAAACTTTTGGATTACCTAGCAGACAACGCATGGACATGGGCTGGCACAGGCATGGTTCTCATCACCCTGTCAGGCCCAACACTCCGACAGGCATCCCTCATAACCGGAATAGTCGTTTTGGTACACTCATCACTAACCCTCTCCAAGAAAGACTGAACATGGCAAAGCTTCAAAACATCATCTTCCGCATCTTCGCACTATTCGGATCAAGCGCATTGGCCGCTGTTGCTGGTGGTGCTTTGATTGGTGTAGACCTTTGGAAGTCAGCAGCACTTGCAGGCATCATGGCTTGCGCCCAAGTGATCGAGAAGTTGTTGCGTTTCAGCGTTGACGGTTCACTCACCAAAGAAGAAATCGAACTCGCGTTCACAGGTGCAGTTAAGACCAAGCCTGAAGTCGCAGAGTAATGCCAAAACCAAACTGGCCTGTACGTCCTATCCGCTGGTGTGAACATCTTAAAGGCAAGAAACCTTCTGAGATTACACCAGATATGGTTGCCCCCATCACGGGTGGAGGCAAGTTGGAGAAGTGTGCTGCGGCAGCGTGGGAAGAAATGGTTGCAGCAGCGAAAGCAGAAGGCATCGTCCTAAAACCGACTTCAGCCGGTGACACACTGCGCAGTATCCAACAACAAACCAATGGATTTTTGAGCAGATACCAAAAAGAACCTGTGGTCGGTACGTCTACAAAAAAGTGGAACAACGAAACCTGGTATCTCAAAAAAGGTATGGCTATGTTGGCTACACCGTATGACGATCCAGCGAACGACAAAGCGCGTGGCTCACGCCACCTTTACGGTATTGCGGTTGATGTGGCGAACGCTAACGGCAAGATTCTTGCTTGGCTATTGGAGAATGAAGTTAAGTTTGGGTTCTCGCACGAAGTTCTAGGTGACTCAACTGGTAAAGGTGCAGAGCCGTGGCATATCCGTTTCGTAGGGAAGCCTGCTTGATGTGGATTCTGGGATCGCTCTCGTTCTTGCTGCTGCTGTTACTGGTGCTTTCGGTCTGCTGACCGTAGTCATTCAACGTTTCAAAGCAGAGAACCGTAAAGACCATGACACCGTTATGGCTATGTTGCGTCTGATGCGTAGGGCGCAAGACCGCACAGAGGACAAGGTGGACAAGGTTTCTGAACGGTTGACGGATCACATCGCCAAGCACTAGGGTAAGTCACCCGAAGAAAGGTGCTTGCAAATGGCAAAAGGATTAACTACCGTTGAGTTAACTTTGGTGCGTGACTGTCTCTTGAAATCAAATCCTGGGAGGGATCAAGCTGACGCACTATGGGAAGTTATCGAGAAGATAAACAAACTCATAGAGGGAGCAAGAGTTGAGCAAGCCCGTAAAGCAAAGTCTGCTAAGTGAAATACGATCTGAAAAAACTGTGCCGTCAGGCCGCATCCCAAGAATCCAGCGTGTACTTGAAGGAATGGACGAAGCAGATCGCAAAGAACTTATCGAAGCGTTAGACGATTACACCATCCCTGCGCCGACAATCAGCAGGGTATTAGAGAGACGCGGAATAGACTTAGATTCATCTTCAATCAACAAGTATCGTCGAGGGGAATTCGCTCATGTCACTAAAGGATGAACTCGGAAAACAATCCGAAGTGGACACGGACATTGTGCGTATCCGAAAGCAACGTGATTCTC